CGGAACTTACCACCCAAGGCATAAATATAGCCACGAAGGAACGTATCGCCACCATGAGTGGCAACGAAGTTCGCCATGTTCGCCCATTCCGCATCTGTGGGCTGGTAATCAGGATCATTACGGAACCTCATTACAGTCAGAATCGCCTGTTCAAGTTTTCCTCCTGCCCAAAATGCCACATCATCATCGTCATTGTATATGCCGCTCACTCCGGCTGTGACCTTTTGCATCTTACCATCCTTGTAGTTGCCCAGTTGGATCATATTGGCAAGGATCAAACCGCCAAGGATATCCACAGATCCATCCTTAATCGCGCTGGCGATATAATTGATTGACTGAAAACCGGCTGTTGCCTTGTCGTTATCCAAAATGGACAGTTTCCAGTCTGTGGCAATGGTCCCTCTTTCTAGCTGAAGATCACAAACGGTTGCGGTACCGCTAAGCATGAAAATACCTGTACCGTTAAATGCGAACTTGAAAGTGTATCTTTGATAATCGGACGCAAGAGGCTGAGTTGTGCTGAAATCACCACACGAAACAGCCACAGACGTACCTTTAGCCTTAAAGGATATAACATAATTTTCATTTTTAATCAAGGATACGGACTGGGACAAACTACCGATTGCAGCAGAGTACCCGGAGCCGGCATCACTGTCCGCAGATACGGTAGCCACTCCCGTCCAATATTCCAGTTGCTTGCTAAAAAGTTCGGTATCCGCCGATAGCTCGGTAGCGGCAGACAGGTCCTCTGTCTCATAATCTCCGGTAAACCCGGAATTGCGCAACAGATTGACACTTCCGACAGCCGCATTGTCTATCGCATCCTTAGCCTCTTGGGCAAGATCAGCCGCCGCCTGTATCTCATCCGGCAAGCCTTCCATATTCTTCCATCCGGTGGAGCCTTTTTCGATGTGGAACATACCCTTGATATCAACACCTTTATCCTGAGTGTATTCCATGTAAGTGGTCCGGCCCTTGTCACCAATGTACGTATCTCCGTACACCTTCATCCGGGCCTTGCCGGTAGACCTGTCAAAATCAAAAGAAATGACATCTTTCCCAGTCAAGGTAAAATCATTAATACCCTGATACATGATGATAGACGGAGAAACTTCGTTCACCGAAGAGAGAATTATCGCCGCCTGTCTGGTGATATCAGTCTTATGGCCCAATCCCACGATATCATCACCTGCCACCGGAACATCGTTCTCGACATTAGGATCACACACGGTCTTGGACAGGTCTATATAATTCTCACCTACTGCTGTGACCAACCGCCAGTAATAGCGGTTGCCGACATGATGAGAAACGCCAGTCTTGATATTGCACTCCTGTGCGATGGCGAGAGATCCCGGAGTAAACTGGTTCTCTATCTCAATTCCGTCTTCCTCTTCCTTGAAATAACAACGGTAGACATCATCCAACTCATCCACACGGTTGCATTTCATGCCTGCATGGGAAATCACCTGCTCGCCACCTACATACGTCTTCTTCTTTACTTCAAGCTCGTCAAAAACGGCTTTGACCTTGACATACAGATAATCAACAACAGCCTGTGACATACCGTTCTCAAGTACAGCGATTCCACTACCGTTCTTACCTATCAAAAGACCTTTCAAAAAAGTGATCAGACCGTTGGCCGTGTCGTTATTTATCTTTGAGATAAAATAACGGGATATTCTGCCAAGAATATCTGACACGTTGAGAGAGACACCCATCCTCTCACCTATGATATCCCCGGCTATCTCTGTAATCGTACTTCTCAAAGCGGAAACATTGGCGGACAACTTATCTGTTAGCTCCACGGATATATCATACAGGCAATTTTTATCCGCCTTACAAGTAAATGAGTTCACATACATGAAGTATTCCTTATCATTATACTTTATGTATATACGCGAGTTCTCATTCAACAGACCAGCTAACATACTGTATTCTGCAAGGAAGACACGTGAGAAACTTACGGAAAAAGAGAACTTCTCATCGTTGTTTTCAGACATATACTTTATCAACGCCTCATCTAATCTCTTCTCGGCGGCAAGCACAAGAGATTTCGGCATTTTAATACCTGTAATCACAAACTTATCCCCAACAGAAGGTTTATAGTTATTTGTGGCATTAGGCATAACAACCCCGAAAGTAGTATTGTCCTTTTTTACCGCAATCCAAACCTCATTTGTAGAAGTGTTTTGTTGGCTTTCTATATATTGGGATGTTTGTGAAGTAACCTTCTGTTCAAAATCTCCTGCTGGTAAGTTCCCGGAAGAATCCACCAATACAGGATTGAATGCCCTTCCTGGCTCATTGTCCTTATAGGTAACTCCTATTTCAAACTCGCAAGCAGCACAATTACCCGTAGTCATATTGATTACAGCCGTACCACCTTCCAAACCTTGTTCGAACAGGTTAAAACCGTAATCCCCATTATATATATGTAATTTTATGTAGAAATAAGAATGTACATACTCATCCGTGCCATTGAATATATTATTCCCTTCTCCTGTTCCGAGTTCGTCACTATCGTTATCATCAAAAGCAATATCCGCAATCTCACCAAATAACTGTCCCGAAGCGTTTGTTACATTTTCTATGGTAGGCTTTATATCGCTAAAATCTACCTTTATCTCTTTTACTTTCTTAGAAGAATATGTATTTTTGAAAAAATAGTAATCATTTGTACCGGGTATTTTATACGTATCGTTAAGTGCATTGTAGAATCTTTCCGCTCCATTTGTTTGTCTATAAATGGAAGGCATAAGGTTTTGCGTGCGTTCTATAGTACCTTTTTCATCATCATTCGGATAGTAGAAAGGTATGTTGTCAGAGCTACCAACACCAGTAACGCGATTGACGGTCTTATAATTGGCGTTTGTCTTTTTTATTGATACAAGCCCTTTCTTGTACTCGAAAGGAGTAGAAATTACATTCTCTGTATATCCTATGTGACAAACCTTACCTACAAAGTAATAAGGAAGTTCGTATATGGTATATATGGACTGTAACGCTTCTGCAAGGTATACGCTGTCAAGAGAAACAAGTTTGCTTTCAGAAGTAATATCTTCATCAATCACTATCGAATATCCGATACCCGATTTTGCCATTGAAGCGTTAAGGCGACCAACAAACTCGTTTATATCCCCCATGAACTTGACGGAAGTGGAATTGGAGTGATACGTGTCTTCCCCGGCTGTCACCACGTCCATGAAATATACGTTTTCCAGCACGATACGTTCTGAAACGAATTGAAGCTCATGCTTGTACATGATACTCTTGTTGTCCTTTGAGGATGTAGGCACTTGGTCAATATAATATTTTTCCCCCCTAAACTCAACAAACTCTTCTCCTGTCCATAGTTCGTCTAAGCATGAAGGATAGTTCAGTGTAGCGGTCAGTGTGGGAGTTCCTGCCATACGTTGTGCCGTATAGGTGTACTCACCTAATTTTGCAGGCATATCAGCATTCGGAAATTTTACTTTACTTCCTTGCGTATCAAGTTTTAATATGTACAGACTTTCCTTTTCCATTTATTCTTTTACCACATCAATTTGTTCCGTAACTCCTTTGTCCTTTTTTTGCTGTTTCTCCAACAGCTTTTGAGCCTCTTCCTTCTCCTTTGCTATACGTTGTTCTTCATCGGGAACGGATTCGGTGTTTTTCTCAATGGCTGTTTTTGTGGAAAGAATGCCGGCTTGCTTCATTGAGATAAGTATGTTATTATACTCCGTTGCGCTGAACGGTTGCCATATTTTGAACTTACAGCTAACACGAAGTTTTTTAAACTCGGTGACGGCATTAAGATTTTCACTTTTGTTTACAAGCTCTTTGGCAAGCCCTTCCTTGAACAGACGCATCATCTTGTCGGCGAAATTCTGCCACTCGATAACACCCTGTTGGGCGTTCTTCAAGTCCAAGTCACGGGTAAGCGTGATAGCCAGTGCGCTTATGTCACCGCTCGACTTGACATCCTTCGGTAAAAGGAAAGTGCAGGAAGTGTTTATCTGTATCTTCTCGAACAGGTCTTGCAGACTGTCAAGCATTCCTTGCGGACTGGGGGGTGCTTTAAACTCTGCACTTCCGTTCCCGTCCATTGACTTGTCCTGCAAAATGATACTTCCGGCAAGTTTCTTGGTTGTCTCGGATATATTTCCTTTGATATACAGTATTCCCCAGCCATGCCTTTTCTGAATGACAAAGAAGATGTTATAGATAATCTCGTAAATCTCAATAAGGCTTTGACCGTTGTTCCACGCCACATCACCACGTTTGGTGCACAATGGTATCTCGCTGAAACCGTGCTCAATCGGAGTTTCCCTTACAAAACCGTCCTCTGCGGCTTCTTCACCGTCTCTTGGCGTGTGCATACGGTACATGTAGGTATCATCGTAGCTGTCAATATATTCCACACCGTTTTCATCGGCATAGTAGACGCTTTCAAGAAGCCTGTCGCCGTTGTTGTCATTGTGCGATATGATAACGTAACCATCCTCATAGCTTATCAGACGGCATTTGATACGTCCCTTATAGTCATAATAGAACAGAAGTCCGGCATCGCCTGTGGCAAGCTGCGAACGGACTGCCTTTGTACGCCATCCATCCATATTCCTGTCTACCCAATACTCCTTGATTGTGGAATAGTTGGCTTTATCTTTCTCGGAAGGAGTGCCACCTCTCAAAGACAATGTACAGGGATTTCCGCAAAGGTAGATTACGTGGCTCGCCAGTATCTGTTCTTGGAAAGCTAATGCCGTGCGCTGGAACTTGATTTCCTGATATCCCCCATCTTCTAACTTGACGCAAATGCTCGGCAAGTTTTGATCAAATAATACCTCATGGCTCATCGGGTCAAGCTCTTTCAGAAACTTTTCCTGCGAAACGATATTCTTTTTTACATTCGGAAGCCTTGCCGTGCGTGTTTCGGTAATGGTTGCGGACTGACCGTCGGAATAGTCGTTTGTAGAGCAAGTGTCACTTCCTCTGAAAAACGGTTTCTTCTGCAACAAGGCATTTACGTTCCGCAATAGATATGTTTTTTTCTCTTCCCGTGTCATTTTTCCGCATCAATTAGGTTGTAATACTTCATACAGGCTTCCTTGCTCGGCATTGCAGAACACTCTCTCGAAGTCCATTTGCAGATAATGTCGTGCTTCTGCGGAACAACGATTATTCGCTTCTGCCCCTCTTCCTCTTCAATATTGAATTTATCGTTCAGCTTCACGCGCGCATCCAACACGACCTTACTTGCTTTGATAAAAGTGTCTGAATCTCCCCTTGTTTTCGCATCGTCAGCAATCTGTTTCATCTCCGATATTTCTTTCAGCAATGCTTCTCGGTTCTCATCTTTAGATATGGTAGTGATAGCACCGATGCCGAAAGGTTTCAGTTTCTCGGCAAGCATGGATAACACCTTGTTTGAAGGCTTTTCATCTTCTTGGTAAGCAACCTTTGCGGCAAGAGCCTTATCTACGAAAGAATCACACATTACCAAATAGGCAACATCTCTTACCCTTGCTTCAATTCCTTCTGTTTTAAGGGAATTGAGAATATCCTTTATGTCATTGTAACTAATCATTTCCTAACCTAATACCATAAATGTTCATCGTAAATACTTCCTTCTGTCTGTGCATGGAACGCTTGTTTGGTTTCTTCTTCGTGATTGTAATACCCTGCTTGAATCTCATTCCCGTATTCAATGTTAGCGCACGGAAGCATTCTCATAGCGCATGGGTCTAACAAGTCCATCGATCTGCCTTTCCCCAACATCTGATTCATTTTCTTCTTGTTCCAAAGCCGTTTCTTTCCGCTCTGCATATCATCAAACCGTACAACAGAGCATTCTTCCATAAACTCGTTCTCAACCGTCACTTTGTATTTCAGGTTCTGGTGAGTGTATGTCTGTACGGCAAGTTTATCGTCAAAGGTTAGATTACCTTCCTCGATCATCTTGCATAATCTGATATAGCACATATCCTTTACTGTCATTGCGGTAAGTTGGTAAAGCCCGAAAGGTTTATTTAGTGAGATATAAGGTACTGCATCGGGAATGTAATCATTAAAATACCGTCCGGCAGTCGCGTCAAAAATGATATGGCTTTCAGCTGTTCCATGCTCAAATGCAAATGTCTTCACTGCCATAGCGTTTTCTCTCGGAGTGGACTTGCTAAGAATGAGAATGTCGTATGCGTGAAATCCATCCCATGCAAGTGCAACAAGGTTGTCTGTACCATAATCCGCCAAATCCACGGTAATCCATTTGTCACCGTTCACGGCTGGGTTGTTGTTGAATACGCCTTGCGCGGAAGTGGATGGAATAGGTATCTTTTCGTTTTCTTCGGGGTCAACGTTGAAGTTTCCCTCAATGATAGCTTGTGCCATTTTACCGCCCGAAGCGGCAACAGAGCCTATGTAATTAGGATTATTTTCAAGCATAGCCCTATTTTCAGATAGCTTACCTTGATAGAATACGAATGACTTAATCATATTCGTATAGTCAAAATCACCTCCAATACGGGCAAGTTTTCTATCAATATCTATCTTACACTTAGCATAAACTTCTTCTTTGGAATCACCCCAAACCACATCATCAACGGTAGAACCGTTAACATAGAAGTATCTCACTTTCCCGTTTCTATCCGGCATAATAAAACCGTCAACCCCAATGTACCAATCCAAGAACTTTCTCGTCCAATGGCTACGTTTCGGGTTAAGGGTAGCAAAGAACTTTCCCGTAAACGTCTTTGAACGTCCACGGTTACGGGTCTGCACATAGCTGAATGCTTCCCAAGACATTTCGGTAATCTCATCAATACATATCGCATCAATCTGTTTACCTTTCCATTGCTCACACATTTTGTCAAGATTAGTATCATCTATATAGGTCAAGTCGCAATACGCACCACTTGGGAATGATACGCGAGGACTATCGGCAGTCTTTACAGAACAATAGTCACCGAATATAGCCTTGAATGTATCTACGAATGAACCTCCCGTCTTTTGCGACTGCAAAGACCTACGTGTAATAACCGCACGGAAATCCCCATCTGTCATTAATGGCTCTGCAAGAGCGAGAACAAGAGCAAATGAATTGTGGGTAACTGTAAAATCATCAACCATATATAGACCACTTGGATTGTCAACAGAAATACATCTTCCTTCTTTCACTCCAATGTATTCCGCACTGACTATCGTTTTTTCAAGTTTCAAGTCTTTGTCTATTTCTACATACCCATATTTTTTGACTCTGTTTTTCTTTTTTGGCAATGAAACTATTTCGTCATTGAATTTTGTACATATCCAAACCGTATATGCTTCATTGCATGGATGGAATATTCCGTTCCCATCCTTATATCCTGCTTTCTTAGAAGTTATGGAAGCTCTGCCGCCCAAAGAGCGTACAACAAATGCTACATCTTCTGAAAGCTGCTTGCTTATTGTTGTGTAACTCAAATGTCCTCTATCATCCACATATCCGTCTGTATCAAGAAGTCCACGCAGTAAATCTTTTCTTTCTTCTATTGTAGAGTATTTATAAAACTTAGGGATGAACTTATTTTCAGCAGTACATCCATTCATTTTTAATGTTTTTATATCCTCTACTATATTATTATTGCCTATAACATAAGTTGCGCAAATTTCTCCATCCTTAGTATATCTCTTCGACATATCATAGCCATAGGATTTGAATTTGTCAACGATAAATTCATCGGGTGTACATAAGTATATACATCTATTACATATACTTTCGCTCATACATCCGTCGCCAATTAGCGCGCCCAGAACATACGGTGCAATCGGTCGTGGAGTCGTAGGAGTGATAGGTCGAGTAAATTGAACAGGTTCGGGTAATGGTATATTAAGATTCTTCCCTTTATACATTCCATTGTTCTTATTTTTCATCCACTCATATATTTGTATAGCAGACATCAATCTCCAACCATCGTATTTCTCTTTCTCCATATCGGAGTTTCTACGCTTTGATTGTTTTCCTGCAACTCTTGCTTTCCAAAGATGTCCTTCTGTACAATCCATATATGTACCATCAGAGAAGGATATTCTATAAAATGGAAACATAGATATGGGATGTAGATATATTACCCTTTCTTGCCCACCCGTGTCAGGGTTAGATATAATACTACCTACTTCAATATCTCTAAGTTTCCTTAAACCGTATGGAGTTACTATATGAGAATCAAGCAATGCCCCTTTGCCCCCGCCAAGATTCCCACCACCAAACACTACGTCCACACATGATGACGCAAACTGCATTTGGAATCCTTCTTGCGGCTTGATTACGACTTCTCTATGTACTTCTTGCTCTTTCATCAAGAGCAAAAATACCTCTTAATAATAAGGTAATATATACTTAAACCAATGTCTATTTATCATAGTGATAAATACAGTGATTTTTTTATAGTTATACCTTTTTATTAAAGCATTACTTTCGCATATAATCATTATAAAACATATAGTGTATGAAGTTTACGAAGGAGCAATTTTCAGAAGCACTGAAAGTGAAACTCACCAACAACGGCAAGAAAAACTTAGCTATGAGTGAGAGAAGTTTCAACGGCAAAGTAGAAAGAATCTACAAGCGGTTGGAGAAAGCGAGTGATAAGGACGAGTTGGAACTGGATGATGTTGTTGCCGACTACTTGGATGACTTACAAGAGGACGATAACAACATACGAAATGACAACTCAAAATTTATAAAAGAGTGGGAAAAGAATCATCCGAACAAGGACGATAGAAGTGATAACAAGGATGACAAAGGAGACGAAAGCAAACTGGATAAGTTGCTCAAAGAACTCCAAGATTTGAAATCAGAGCGTGAGGAAGAGAAAAAGGTAAAAGCTATCTCAGACAAACGCAATCAACTCAAATTAGCCTTAAAAGGGAAAGAAGTCAAGAACGAGGATTGGATTAACGACCAACTCGAATTGATTCACATTGATTCTGAAACAGATGTTGATGCTCTCACAGAAAGACTGCTCAAGAGCTACAATAAGTTTAATGCTAACACTCCACCTGACATCACTCCAGGAGGCACGGGAAGCGGTAAGGAAAAGACCGATGACTTTGCCGATGTGGTTGCTGTCGTAAAGAAGCAATCGCACAGAGAAGAAAAGTAATAATAATTTAAACCAAAAAGAAAATGTCAGATTTTTATCAGCAAATTCTATTGAACAGTGGCTACCTTCCCGGTAGAGCATTGGTTCAGGCTCGCGGAAGCATTGGTGGACACCGCTATGTATTCGTGAAGTTACAGATGAGCGGAAAGGACGCACTTGTATTTCCTACCAGTGGTGGAATTGTTAAAAACCCATTCAAAGGTAATGCAAGAGCTTTTGCCGGAACGCTCGCTGAATATATTCCCAGTAATGGTTCTAATGGAAGCGAAATACGTATCCTAAAATCGTATGCGGTTGCAAAAGCTACAACTGAATCTACAGACACAGATATTTACCTGAAAAGAGACGGATATTCTCTTATCCCATTCGTAGGAGATATCCTCATGGTAGCACCTTCTACATTGACAGAAAAAGGCACAGCGGTAACAATTACAGCCGTTGAAAAAGCGACTGACGGAACGGCTGGCGATGTTTGGAAAGTTACATTGAGCGCAGCCCTCGGATCATTAACAACTTCATCTGTCCTTGTTGAAGCGAAAGAAACAGGCTCTGGTAAAGAAGCGATGGTTACTAATCCTAACTCATACCTTCCCTGCGACTTTGATTTTGTTTTTGACCCAGCTACATCCGAAGATGATTTCGATGGTGCAAGATACCTTATCACTCCTGCATTGGCATTAGGAGATGTATTCCTCTACGAAGACCGTATGCAACCTCTTTCGGCTGCATTAAAAGCTTTGAACAAGAGCAAGGTTAAGGGTTGGTTTAACATTTAAAATTGACGAGACTATGCCTAAATTTGATTTTAATAACAGCAGATATGCAAGATTTTTTTCTGACAAGACCAATCAACGTTTCTTGCAATCCTTTGTCAATACAGAAGGTCTGCTATACACTAATTATGGTTGGTACAAGACTCAAGGTGTAAAAGCTGGTGCTCCCACACCTACCGCCCCTAATGGCATCGCTACTTTTTCTGTGAAAGGACGTGACTTGAAAGCCGCTCCTTTGATGGATTTGCGTGCACCTCTTGGTGACAGTAATCAAATGGATAAGGACGGTCTGTACTGGTACACCGCATCCATTCCTGATTTTATCGCTCCCGGTTTCGTTGAAACAGCTATGGAACGTGAAGCAAAAGAACAACAGTTTGAGTTGTTTGGAAACGATGCCGATTTGATAGCCGCTTGGGTACATACATTACAGTCCCAGCTTGATAGTGCGGACGCAACCATGAACTTCATGACTGCACAGTTAATGTCTAAAGGTAATATCGACTACCGCAATATCGCACGTGGTATTCAAATTCCGTTGCACAAAGCAGACATTCCGGATGAAAATTTCACTAAAGCAGGAACTAAGGTGTGGACTGACGCTGAATGCAAGATTCTGAGCCAAATGGCGGAAAAGGAGAAAAAATATCGTGAAAAATGGGGATATGAAGGTGCAATGGAATGGCAGGTTACACGCAAGATGTTTTACGAAGTAATGTTGCAAAATGCCGAAGTTAAGGAATTGATTGAAAGTTTCAAGAAAAATCCTTTAGCTTACATCGCAACAACCGCTACTGCGCCTACTACACGTGAGTTGTTCTTAGCAGCTTTCCGTGATTATCCCGGTGTATCTCCAATTGAAATTGTAGAAGAGCGTGAGCGTAATCTTACCAATACTGGAGACACATTCGTGCAAGGTTGGGATGATAAGATTGCAGTTCTCCGTCCTGCCGGATATGCTTGTGAGTTTGAATACACCAATAACTTAGACAAACAGATGTTTGACAAGTATGGTTCAAGCGTAATAACTAAAATTTTTGCTCAGGCTAATGATGGTCTCTGCACGATTGTGAATACAACGACAAACAACGGGCTGTATAAGGAATGGCATACGGATGTGATGATGTCGGCTTGTCCTGCACTGAAAACATTCCGCAATCACGTCATTGTAGACACAAGTCAGGCAGACGATTAATGTACAACACATTGCAACAGTAGCAGTTATGGAAAAATCATTTGACCCGATAGCATACCTCAATGGGCTTACGAGATTTGTCTTTGAAGATGATGCGCTTGAAAATATCGCATACGAAAACGGTTTGATGTTTATTTCAGACCGTTCCGAAATAGACGAACGCACTAAAGACCATTGCCTTATCGCACTATATGAGCTTGTCATTAACGGTCCGTGGTCTGTGGCTTCATCATCACTCCAGCATGGCAGTTATAGACAGGACGTAGGCAGTGAAACGGTAACGGCTCCCATAATCCAAAACTTGAAAGACCGTCTGAAAGCACTGTACAAAAAGTATGGTGAAGAAGAAGCGTTGGGAAGCATGGATTCGGGTAGTATGAGTTGGGTCAATGAAAATTCATTAGATGTATAGCTTATGCGTCTCAAAAGAAAAGCAATAGCAGAATATCCGTTTCATGGCATATTCTACACCGTGATAACGAAAAAGCCGGAGGACGGAGACCTTCTCGGTAACGGAGGATTGCTTGACGGTGATTTGCTAGGCGGTGAAGATACGGATGGTTCTCTCAATGCGAAAATAACTGAGAAAAACGAAGGGAATACGGAAACTTTGGAAGAAACCATCCTTCTTGAAACCGAATGCGATATACAGCAAGCCTCCAAGATGTTCAATGGCGGCACTATCATGGCAGACTATAACGTGTTTTTCCCATTAAAAAAAAGTAGCATTTCACCTGTAAAAATTGGAGATATGTTTAGATGTCCAAAGGAAAGTTACGGAATAGGCATTAACGGTCGTGTTATAGGAATGGAAATTAGCCAGCTTGGTGGCGTGAAAGTTAACATCAAAATGAGTGAAGTAGGTTAAGTATGGCAAAGACCAAGCAAAGTGCAATCACCCGTATTGTTGATTTACTCGCAAACGAGGGACAGAAGATAGTGGCCAAGGAACTGTCTAAAGTTTCCTATACCTACCGAAGCCTCAATTTGAGAGATAGTTACGGTTGGGGAGTATATGTTGACGGAAAGCTTGCCAGAAAGGGATATACTGCCAGTTCTCCCGGAATAAAGAAAAAATGGTATGGTGAGGAAATTACCGGTTATGAAGCAGTGGTTGAATACTTGGAATCCAAATATAAGCCACATCCGGGAATTGATTTGGTAGTTGTAGCCGCCATGCCTTACGGAGAAATACTACAAAATGCAGAAGGTAACGTGAAGAAGAAATATGAAGTGATAGCAGTGGCGCGTAATGAAGTTAAGGCATTATCACGGAAATTCAAGAACGCGAAGTTCGGCATTATCAGTCACGGTAAACAAGACAATATATGAATGATTTATATAAAACTGGCAGCATGATAGAGAATTTTCTATCCATGTTACTTACAAAAGCAAAGATTTCATCAATAATCTCTTTTGATGAAACACCGCTGACAATAAGTAGTGACAGCACGGACATGATCGTTGTAGATGTTCTTAGCGTGAATGATTACGGAGGAGAGGCGAAATGTTCCGCCAACATATTCCTCTATGCGAAGTCCACGGACAGTTTGGGATCAAAGCCAGTAAAAAAACTGTTCGACATGGAAAAAACACTATTCTCGGCAATTGACCAATCCAACGACAAGCATTTCGTCATAACAAGCTGTGAACTGATAGGGAAAGAAAGTAAAAATTCCGGAAACTTCTATTGCAATGTGTACAATATCGGGATAACAATAAGATAAACAGATTATTAACAAGATAACACTTTAAAATTATGACAGTAAAGAACACAGGCGCAACAGCCAAAAAAGTTATCAAACCTTCTTATATCGTGGCAACTCTGTTCACTGGTACTGAAGAAGACGACGTGCCAAGGGGTGACTCTTACATTCTTGAAGATGTAGTTGAAGATACCACTTCAATCGCTCAAGACGATAATGATGTAAACGACATCGAGTGTGAAACTTCCGACAGTCCTATTCTTTCCATCGTGAAACTCGGCAAATACCAATTTACAGCTGAGGTCGCAGATACACAAAAAGATCTGCTAATCGCTCTCATGGGATTTACGGCTGGAACTACTGTCTCTACCAAATACTTTGCTCCTGCTCAATACAAGAAATTGTATGCAAAGATTGACGTAGTGTTTGAGGAAGGGGAAACGATGACAGCATTTGTGGTTCCAAAATTACAACTTAATTCCAAGCTAATGCTTGAATCATTAAACTCCAATATTGGACGTATCAGTCTTGCAGGAACAGCGTATGATGCAAATGTCGCCGATGGAGCAAAGACTATCAGAACTCCGTTTTATGTGGATTCCGCTTATACCCTACCATCGGCAGGATAACCCATAATAGATAAGAAGATTGTTTTACAGGGCGGTAGGCTGGATATGCCGCCGCCCTTCATGCTTATAATCATGGCAGTATATAGAGCAAAGAAAAAAGATACACAACCAAAGAAAGACGCTGTAACAGCTCATACTCCTGTATCCAATGAATCAATGGAGCGTTTGGCAAGGATAATGAACGACAGCCCAAGTATTATGAAACTCCACGGTACGGAGTGGTGTATCAAAGGATTAAAGCCCGGTGTTCAATGGCTTATAGCCGAACAAGCGTGCCGGATCGTCAAAGGAGAGAAACTGAGCATGGGAGATGTTATCAAGGAGTTTGCAGTAAATCTACCAGCAGTGGCACATGTAATAACGCTTGCACTTCTCAATGACAAGGACAGGATATTCTCTGATTATGAGAAAAAAGAACTTTCAGATGACTACCACAAAGTCTATGACCTTCTAATGTGGGGGGAATACGACATAAAGGATTGGGCTTTATTGCTCGGTGAAATCCTTAACCTCATAAGCACGGATTTTTTTTTCGAGAGTATCAATGTGATTCAGACCGTGAGGGAGATGACACTGGCGAGGAAGATGAAGAAAACGGAACAAAGCTGATAATATCCCGTACCGAATGGGGGCAGATGATTGATTTTCTGCGCTCCAACACTTGGTGCTCTCGTGAAGAATATTTATGGGAAATGACGGTCGGGCAAGTCCGGTTAAGCTCGTTTGATTTTTCCCATGTAGAATACGGAAATAAGGATAAGAAAAAGAAGAAGGTCAACAAGATAAGTTCGGTTGACGATTTGAAGAATTTGAATGATTTGGGTATGCCCATAATTAATAAAAAAGGATAACGATATGCCAGATAATGAAGCAGGAGCATTCCTCAACATAACACCCGATGTATTAAAGAAGTTGGACAGTTTCGATGAGAAGCTGGAGAAGATAGAGAAACATGCACATACGGCTGCGGATGCGTTGAAAAACGGGTTTGGCAGTGTGGTAGTAGATACTTCCAAATTGGAGAGCGCAATCGCTTCGTTAGCCAGCAAGATAAGTTCGATTGGGTCTAAAGGGAATCCGTTTGAGGGAGTAAGTAAAGGAGCTGGAGATACCGAAAAGAAAACCACATCCATGAACGAAAGCCTTTCACGTGCAGCAGATTTACTGAATCGGATAGGTGATAAAAAAATAGGGCAAGGTTCGTTTAGCGGATGGAATATAGCCGGACTGAAAGAAAGTATTTCTGACTTGAAAAAGTTTGTTGAGAATACACAGACTATTTCAAAACAACAGCAACAGACGGCCGTTAATGCCATGCGTTACATGAAAATGGAGCTTGACTACCAACGCCAAACTGACGAACAGAGAGTACAATCGGCAGAGAAAACCGCACAACGAAAAGAAGCAGCCGATAGGCGTGCGGCAAAAGCAGCAGAACAATTAGCGAGACAGCAAGAAATAGCTCAACGTACTACGCCGCAAGGTGCATTGGACTATTCAAGAAACGCCAAATATTTGCGTGACCAAGTAACAGCCATAAACTACTTGAAGCAGGCTCGTTTGTCTTTAAACACTACAGATGCCAACTACAGGCAGACACTTGAACAGATAAACCAAGCCATCGCCAAGCACAACCAAGCCTTGCAGCAAGCAGGAGTACAATCGCAGCAACTGGCCACACGCCACCGGAACCTAATGGATACGGCTGGGCAATTAAGCCGTCAGCTTGCCTTGGTGTTCTCCGTATCACAGATTGAAGGGTATATCAGTAAGTTGGCAAATGTACGTGGAGAATTTGAATTACAGCAGCGTTCCTTGGAAGCCATTTTACAGAATAAAGCGCAAGCAGACCAGATATTCAACAAGACCGTCCAACTTGCTGTAAAATCGCCATTCCAAATTAAGGAACTGGTTACATTCACAAAACAGCTTGCAGCATACCGTATTGAATCGGATAAGTTATATGACACGACAAAACGACTTGCCGATGTATCCGCTGGTTTAGGTGTTGATATGGGCAGACTTATTCTTGCTTATGGGCAGGTCAAAGCGGCAGCGTATTTGCGTGGTACGGAAGTTCGTCAGTTTACGGAAGCAGGTATCAATTTGTATGGAGAATTGCAACGCTACTTTGAAGAAGTTAAAGGCGAAGCATATACCACTGCCCAAATTGTGGATATGATTTCAAAACGAAAAGTAACCTTTGAAGATATTGAAAACATCTTCAAACGGTTAACTGACAGCGGAGGATTGTTCTACAATATGCAGGAAATTCAAGCCGAAACTTTGCAGGGTAAAATTTCCAACTTGAAAGACAGTATTGATGTGATGCTTAACTCTATCGGTAAGGCTAACGAAGATACACTGAAAGGTTCTATTGATTCTATTAAGGTATTGATTGATAATTGGGAAACAGTTGTCGAAGTGGCAAAAGCGTTTGGCATTGTAGTTGGTTCAATGGTTTTACTCCCTAAGATAAAAGCCGCAGCAAATGGAGTTAGCTTGCTTTCCTTTGCTTTTACAAAAGCAGAAACCGCATTACGTTCTTTGGGATTAGCGTTCAAAACATCATTTCCGTTAATAGCACTTGGAGCAGCTTTACAACTTGTTAATGAGTTGTGGAATGTGCATTCTCAATACAACAAAATGTTACGAGAAAGTAGCAATAAATATTATACAGCTCAGTTAAGAATAGGAGAAATAGACGAAATAGCTAAAAATGATACAAGAAAAGCGTTATCATCCCTTGTAAAAGAGATGAATAATGAAGGATTTGAAATAGAGATAAAGCCTAATATATCAGAAAAAGAAGCAAAAGAACAGTTTGAAGAGTATAAAAAACAATATACAGAATTCTTGGAAGATATTAGGAAGATTGAAGCCAACTATGCAGAAAACAGAAAGAAAGGATGGCTGATAGGTAATGATGATATTGAAACAGATTTAGACGAATACGAAAACGCTTTCTATGACTTTATAGCGAAGGGTAACAAAATACAAGCTGAATTATTAAGGATTTCAGAAGAATCAACCTCCTTAGGCAAAGGAGCAAAAGAATACATACAAGAACTAGTAAAAGGAAAGAAAGAAGGAGAGAATTTAATTGACTACTACAAAAGACTTGCAGACTACTTGGAGAAGTTACAGAATGGTGTTCTTTTTGCAGGTAAGAAAAGTTCTATCGCCAGCTCATTTCTTGGAACAAAGAAAGATTTGGAGAAAGATAAAGAAGAAGCAACTAAAGAAATACGTGAAATCTTTGATTCCGTAAATGATGAGGTAATAAAAGGTAATAAGACAAGAGAACAATTTAAGATTTTAATAGATAAAGGAGATTTTTCCAAACAATGGTCTGATATAAAGAAGCAACTTGCATACGATATATATAACTTGGGAGATATAAAAGTTCCTCTTAGACCAGGAATAAATCAAGAAGATCCTCAATCAAACCCCAAACATGAACGTGACATATTAGCAGAACGCATTTCTCTTATCAAAGAACTTAACAAGGAATACGAGAAGCTGAATAAGGTAATGGGCAGCGATAAGGCAGCTAAGACAGTCATGGAACGCTACGCATCCCAATTGAAAGATGTTCAGATGCCTAAAAATATCATAGGGGAAGCATTCTTGCCTAATAAGGAAAATACGGCAAAGGCTTTGCAGGAACTTGCAAAGATTATTACTGACTTTAGGAAGAAGATAGGAGCACAAAAAGATGCTAATGTCTTGTTTGACGAAAAGGATGCAGATGATTTTAAAAAGCAGCTAGACAAAACTAAAGATAACATTGAATCCATGTTCAACAGCTTAGACTTACACCAGAAGCTGAAAGATGCAGGACTGTCCGAAGCCGAAGTGCAGGCTTTGTTCCCCGGACTTGCCAAGACCTTGGACGATGTGCAGAAAGGAATTGAAGCAGAATATCAGAAAAAATTCCCGAAAGGCGAATACCTTATTGCTGATACCGATGCCAACAAGCAATATTTAGCAGACTTGAACAAGCTGAACCAGCAGCGTATAAAGAACAGTCAAGACCTTGTTATCGAACTGACTAAAGCTTATAAAACACAGCTTTCAGACCAGTTGCAGTTAGATATGTGGTATTATAAAGAAAGAAGCAAAATTTATACAAAAGTCTATGATGAACAAACAAAGACGTTTAAGGATGTGCTTACAAAAGAAATGCAAGAACAATACAGCAAAAATTTGAAAGCACAATATGACAAGAAATCGTCTGAAAATACATGGAAGGCATTTAAGGGTACAGATACCTATATGAATATGTTCGACAACTTGGAAAACGTTTCAACAAAAGCCATTGAGAATATGAAAGCCAAACTTGAAACGTTAAAAGAGCAGATGAAGGATCTTGATCCATCCCAGCTAAAAGAAGTGATGAACTTCTACAACAAAATGGATGAACAACTTTTTAAGAGAAGTCCTCTGGAATCGTTCTTAAAATCGTATGAAAAAATTAAAGAACTAAAGTCACAAGGTATAACAGAAGAAGGGCTTCTACAAAGAATTGCTGAGAATGACATTGAAAATACAAATTTACAACAGCAAATATCTGACCTTAATACGATTATAGCACTAAAAAAAGAATCTATTGAAAAAGATTCTGTTGAATCATCATTTATTGAAAAAAACAAAGATCTTTATAACCAATCTATTTCCGTATTGGAAAGCATGGTTAAAGCAAAACAAGACACGATAAATGACAACAATAAGGAGAATGAAAATGCGAATAAGAATTTAAAATACTTCAAAGATGCAAGAAGCAGCCTTGAATACATGAAATCCGCCTGGGATTCTGTAAGAAATGCGGGACGACAGGCAATGGGAAGCATAGTGTCTATCCTTGAAACAATGGGAGAAGACACCGATAGTACAAGTATGAGGTTGTTAAACATGGTCGGAACTATTGGGGATTTAGTTATACAGGCAGTAATGTTTCAATTGCAATTAGGACTTTGTACAGAAGCGGCAAAAGAGATGGGTGTTGCCATGAATGCTGCATTAGGACCAATTGGATGGGTACTAATTGCATTACAAGCTGTAGCCACCATTCTTTCATCTATATTCGGCAACCATGACAAAGATTTACAAAAAGAAATAGAAGAACATGAAAGAAAGATAAAGAAGCTGGAACGTGAATACGACAAGCTAAAAGAGAGTATAGACAATGTATGGGATATAACAAAGCTACAAGAATATGGAAATGAACTTGATGAGAACATAAACAAACAGATAGTATCTCTCAATGCCATGATAGCCGCCGAAAGAGACAAGAGAGATACTGACTGGGATAAAATAAACGAATGGCAGGAACAGATTGAAGATCTCAGGGATACTTTGGCTGACAGTGCTAATGACATGATAGCGGAGCTTGGCGGTGTAGGTTCCGATGAAAATTTCAAAACATTGGCTGAGAATTTTGCATCGGCATGGTTGGAAGCGTTTCAAGAAACAAGGGATGGCTTGTCTGGACTTCAAGAAAGTTTTGATGATTTTATGGAAAACTATGTAAAACAACAGATACTTCTAAGATTATCTGACAAGTTCTTAAAACCTATGTTTGAAGAATTTGACAGTCTAATTGCAACAAGAACAGATATGGAGCAAGAGGATCAAGAAAGGTATTTTGAACTTCAAGCCCAAATAACCAAGCTAAGAAACATAGCCAATAATTCGGTTGTGAAAAGTGTCGCAAAAAAGGCAAATGCCGCTGCTGATGAGATAGAAAATAGTGAGGAATATAAAAGACTTCAAAAGGCATATACGGATTTTTTAAAGCCGAATGATATTAATACCGAAGCCATCAAAGACTGGTCTGACAAGATGAAGGAAGTGTTTGGTGAATATAACGAGGCGGCAGAAGAAATTTTTAACCAAATAGGATGGGAACCCGGAGGTAAAGCAAATCTGTCCGCTCTCACCCAAAGCATACAAGGTATAACAGAGACTACTGCCGAGGCACTTGAGGCATTACTAAACTCTATCAGATTCTTTGTAAACCAGCAAACTACTGATATAACAGCTATCAGAAATCTGTTAGAAGCTCGATATAGTTTAGAATCACAAGCTGAAACAAACCCCATGCTAATTGAATTGAAAGCGCAGACGGGATATTTGGAGATTATTTCAGATAGAATAGACCGTGTATTCGCACCAAATTCAAATTCAAGGGGAGCAGGACTAAGAGTATTCATAAGTGACTAATTAATTTAATACATTTAAATAATCATTCTGATGGTAAGAGATAGTATAACGACCCAAGCCATACCGGGTGGCTTCTCCGTAATAGTAAGCGGTTTTATAGCAGAATCATTGGAGCACATGATACCTTGGATTATTGTATCATTTGCAGTAGTGATATGTGATTTGGCTTTTGGAATAAGGAAAAGCCTTTTAATGGGCGAAAAGGTTCGTTTCTCTAGTGCAATACGCCGCACAATGGGTAAACTTGTAACCTACTTCGCCTTTGTTTGTATGGTTGTCATGATAAACATTGCATCCGGCAGCAAATGGGATATAGACATATACTCCTGTTTGTTAGTTTGCTTCATTGAATTTTGCTCTATCATATCAAATATATTGAAGCCCAAAGGATACAGCTTTAATATGCTTAAGGCGTTAGGTCTGTTTGGTAAGAAGGTGCTTGATGTAGAAAAAGAGGATATAAATGAAATAATAACAGAAAATAAAAAGGAGGAAAAGAAAAATGGCTGACGTAAGAAAACTTGCACCGTTTATCCTGAAGTGGGAAGGCGGTTTTGTAAATGACCCGGACGATTTAGGAGGGGCTACCAATATGGGTGTGACCATTGGAGCTTATGAAACGTATTGCCGAAAGAAAGGCTATCCCAAGCCTACGGTTGAAAGATTGAAAAACATCACGAAAGAGGAATGGACGGAGATTTTGAAAGCCATGTATTGGGACAGGTGGAAAGCTGACGAAATTAAATCCCAATCCATAGCTGATATCCTTGTCGATTGGGTCTGGGCAAGCGGAGTGCACGGTATCAAAATACCGCAGGATTTGGTTGGTGTGATTCCTGATGGCATTGTCGGGCCTAAGACACTCGCTGCAGTAAATTCCCATAATCCACGTGAATTGTTTGATCAGATCAAGATTGCACGGTTTGATTTCATTGAGGATATATGCCGGAAACGCCCAGCAAATAACAAGTTCAAACGTGGTTGGATGAACCGTATCAACGATATAAAATTTGAGGGATGAGACAAAGGATCTATATATGGATTGCAGTAGCGATAGCATTGCTATTGGTACTTATTTAAATACAATAATATGAAATGGCTTCCTTATATATTAATAATTGTACTCGCTTTCGGTTTAGGATGGTTTGTAAAGCCATCCCCCGAAGCAGTTATAGAGGCAAGAGTAGATACGGTATTCAGCACAAGTATTATTGTAAAGAGAGATACTGTAAAATATTATCTTCCTTCCCCAATACTATGTTGGCATGATGGTGATACAATCCATGTAGGAGACACAATTCTTCCTGTTGAGCAGAAGATATACAGAGATAGTGATTACATCGCTTATGTGAGTGGTTACAGATCTAACCTAGATAGTATCTATGTTTGTTCCAAAACACTGACAGTAACGAATGACATCTATCACACGGTTAAGATAAAACCTAAAAGATGGGGACTGGGGATAACTGCCGGTTATGGATTTGGTAAGGATGGTTTTTCTCCTGCGGTTGTCGCAGGAATAAGTTATAGAATATGGTAATCAACAGAAAGGAGGTGCAAGATGAAATAGTAACCAGAATGCCACAGGTAGAAGCGTGGCGCATAATAGAAAAAACTCATTTAACAAAAGTAATTCTTTCAGGGGCTTAGAATCAAAAAAAAGCCCCCAACGCTCATATTAATATTGCCACATAAAAACATGATAAAAGCATAAGACACTGCACGTTGGAGGCTAAATATCTTCAACAAAATGTCTTATGCTTTGTTCATCGATATATCTTGTTTTATGTGGCATGGCAAAGATAAGAATAAAAAATTAGAAAAAACATGTGCAAGTCAGAAATCTTTGCCAAAATAATTAATATTGTTTCAAAAGAAACAGAAGTGTCTGTAGACCAAATATTATCGTCTGATAAGAATATGGAGACAGTGGATGCCCGGTATCTTCTTGTATTTTTTCTTTTCGAAAGCGGTATGTACCCTTCACAGATAGCCGCTCATATCCATAAGACTAAACGTGCTGTCAACTACATGATATCCAATTTCCATGAGAGAATGGAGAGTGGGAAAATGATGAGAATATATTGGGACGATATAAAGAATTTGTTGGGAAACAACTGATTTTCCATGAGTTATGATCTATATACTTTTGTGCACGGTCGATTTTGACCGGATACAAAATACAAATACTTATGGAACGAACTTATGTTTTTAACCAAGACGGTGGAACCGGCGCAAACAATGGTCTGCTTGCGTCCATTCTTCCGTCCTTGCAGAACCGTGGAATTGACACTGGCTATCTGATGGGGCTGATGGGAGGAAACGGAAACGGAGGTTTCTTCGGAAACAATGGCGGTTTTCAGGACATCATCGCATTGATTGTGATTGCAGCCATCTTCGGTAACGGGAACTTCGGATTTGGTGGCAACAACAACCAAGGAGCGAACGAAGGAAGAGAAATGATCATGCAGACACTTAACCGAAACGGTGTCGACATTGCAGCATTAGCACAAGCTGTGAACACATCATCAGACCAAATCCTTGCCGGTATTAACTCTGTATCACAGGCTATCTGCGGTCTCGGCAACCAAATGGGCCAGAACACCAACAGTATCCTCACTGCGATCATGCAAGGTAACAACGCTCTGACATCTCAGATCTGTAGCTGTTGCTGCGACATGAAACAGCTTGTAACCACACAGGGATACGAGAACCAGCTTGCAATGTGCAACCAGACTAACACATTAGTCAACACTGCTAACCAGAACACATTGTCATTGCGTGATGGTGCGACAGCCAACACGAATGCCATCCTTGCCAAACTTGACGCTATTCAGAATCAGGCATTGCAGGACAAGATCGCATCTCTTACTGCGGAAAAGGCTACTTTGACAGCCGAAATCTCTCAGCGTAACCAGAACGCCACTATCCTGAGTGCGGTAGGACAACAGATCGCTCCTTTAGCAGCCGGATTGCAGGCATTGCAAGGAGATGTGGATAAAATCCGCTGTTCAATGCCGCCTACAGTAGCAGTGCCGTATCCGCAGTTGCAAGTATTTAACCCTGAAGTAGCTCGTGCTGCCGCCTATGGTGCGTATATGGGAGATTCAGCATATGCACGCAGTGGGTGTGGATGCAACAATTATTGGGGATAATTAGCCATTAGGTAAAGAGTTCTTTGACTTATTGATAAGGGTTTCGTAGTCGGAAAGATACATCCATTGAAAATTTTTGTGATGTTTGTTTTTCCCTTTGCAGCAATTTATTAAACTGCTTATATTAAATCCATCATTAACAGCATCTTTTATAGACTGGTAAATATGGATTACAGTGTCATCTTTTATTTGAACTATTGGTTTAAATCTCTTTTGGCTTGTAATAGGGTTTAGATTGTTTTGGGAAAAAGAGCACCATTTTAAATTTTCAAGACGATTGTCATATCTGTTTGTGTTTATATGGTCTATACATGGAAAGTTATTGGGATTAGGTATAAAGGCAAGTGCGACAAGTTTATGGACATGAAATCTCTTTTTTACTCCATCTTTAACAAGAGTAATTGCATAATAATCTTTTCCTTTGTGTCCTGTAATATTGGGAGATAATATTTTTCTTGTGTAAGATGAAACAATTCTTCCTAAAGAGGATATTTTATATAATCCTTCATATTCAGGAATGTCTTTCCATACTTCACCATCTAAAGACAATGTATCATACCTTTTTCTTCTATCTTTAACCATAACCCATTCAAGGTTTGAAACATGGTAGTTTTTATTATTACCATCTATCATTCTTACGGTTTTACAAGCTTTGGGATTTGGTATGAATGTAGAAGCCACAAGTTTAGGTATATGGTATTTCCTATCAATCCCGTCTTTTGACAAAAGTACAGATTGTGTGGATTTCCCGTTGTTGTGTGGTAACATTAATCTTGGCTCTTTATATACATTCTTAAAACGATTGTTTACATATTTAGCCATAGATGCCACACGACCAAATGAAGAAACTTTATAAAGCCCTTCATATCCGACTACATCACTCCATTCCTCACCTTCAAGAGATACACTCTTGATAAACTCTTCGTTTGTCATTGATTTTACCGAATTAAATGATACCGAAAATTGAAAAGTGGGAAGGGCTTCGGTGTACCCTTATCAGTTGGTCATGACTCCAACCTATCCCGATTGTAAATATAGTAATAAACGATTAAATTACAAAAGATTATGGCATTATTTCCTTTTAATAATTGGGGATTCCCGTTTCCCTCCCTTGGCAGAGTGAATTACAACACTCTTCCTACGGTGGCTGTAACAGTCGGTACTGAGAATGTGACTTTGGAGCTTCCTAACCATGCGTTCCGCAACAGGGATTATGTCGGAGGGTTCTATGTCAATCTTCGTCAGGCGATCCCTGCCGGTACGACTGCAACCCTTCCGATACTGATAGGGACCAACGGGGATACAAGACCGTTAATGGCTTATAACAATGAGCCTGTGACTGTTGCAAACTTGGCTGGAACCGGTATCTATGAGATTCACTACAACAAGTATACCAATGAATTGTATCTTGTTAATGGAGGATACAGACCGACAACGGCGCCAGCTTCTACAGCAGAGACCGCTTCTTTACGGAGCAAGTAATAATTAACATGGAGTTTTGTGGTGGTTTCCCAAATGGAAATAGCCACACTCCTTTAAAATTAAACCAATATGTTTCAATCACTTCGTACCAATAACCAGTTATATATACTTCATAAGGATGCTAACCCGTTTATCGAATACGGCCCGGTAGTCAGCGTTTCCGCTCCCAAGCCGAAATATCCTATGGCATCCCCTATGGGACAGTTGCCCCAAATGGAAATGGTTGTGGATGTTGTTGTATGTGTCAACGGGCAGAACACGACTTTCCAAAATCTTCCTGCCGGCATGGATATAGCCGACTTCGGACAGAACGGCAATATCGTAGTGTCATGCTCACGTGATGCGATGAATAACGAGGTCGCTTCTATGAAACAGAAAAGCATAGACATCATCAACAGCATGGATTTTCACAATTCCGTCATTGCAGGGTGTGACAAGATGCTTACGCTCTTGAACCCTGAATTTGCCGAGAAACAACGTCAGGAGCAGGAAATATCCTCTCTGAAAGGGCAAATGTCGGAAATGAGCAAGAACATGTCTGACCTTATGGAATTGAACAAACGGCTTATGGAACAGCTCGGAGTGGTTGAAACATCCAAAACAAAGAAATGATTATGGGAATGTGGGAAATATTAGAAGAAGGGCGTGACGATTACGGACGCGGCTTCGGAATGAGAGGTGACGAGGTGGAAGAAGCCTACAAGGAAGGCTGCCGCCACGGTTACGAAAAGGCCATGAGAGAGATTCATGGAGACATGGGCTTCCGTGATGGCGGAAGAAATTATTCAGGATCAGGTATGGGAGAACGCAGGTATCCCGGCTATTTCCCTGAATATCCCCGCATGGATGACATGGGAGAACGCAGACGCAGACGCGCCAACGGTGAGTTTTATTAATGGTGGAGGGGTGGAATGCCCCTCTTTTTAAACAAAGGTTATGGAACAGAGATTGGATACATACAGCAGATTCCCATCTGGCATGAGGGAATATCTGGAAGCATACGGCTTTCATTTCAGCAAGAAACTTTATGAATGGGCCGTCTCAAAAATGAAAGTGAAAGACGAAACCACGGGTAAAGAAAAAAAGTTGGAGCCGTGGAGCAAAGACGAAGTGGACGATATGCTGAAAGCGAACGGAATTACCATCGAGCACGACAAGGGTTATGACGTTGCTTATGTCGCAAACATGCTGAAAGCGGATTTCTATAAAAAATCATTGGTTGACGAGGCACATTTGTGCAAGCATATAAAGTGCTACCTTGATGATATTGATGGCGATCCTTGCAGGGCGTTTGACGAGTTCTTTGCCACCTGTATAGGTAAAGGGATTCCTGTAATCTGGTCGGATGTGATATGATTGTTCAGGAGTTCTACATACCAAAATATGGGGACTGGCATGTCAAAGTGTATTATGCGGTACACACCTATTGGGCGGATCGGATTATTATGGACCTGTACCGTATAGGATGCAGGGGGGATTCCCTCAAGCGTGCGTATCGCAATCTGACCGAAGGCAGAATGAATACCGGTCTAACCTATTCGGACTACAGGAGAAGAGAGACGGTAATGGTGATCTCTTTGACTTCTACCCCCGAAGAGTTTCAAAATTCGTGGGATCACGAAAAAGGTCATTTGTGCCGGCATATCTCCAAGGCTTTCGGGATTGATCCCTATGGTGAGGAAGCGCAGTATCTTAGCGGATATGTGGGGCAGAAGATGTTTCCGGTAGCGAAGAAATTTTTATGCGAACATTGCAGAAAGGGACTGGAAAAATAATAATCGAACAGAAGCGTTCTTTGACTTGTTGGAATTACCGTTTAAATTGTTAAAAAATAGAGATTCATATATAGTATAGCAGTAATTTGTTTTCTTTGCAAAATAATATATGTAAAAGCATGACGTACTATATATGGTTTGACGAAAGTGATAAGGAAGGAGAGTTCTACTCAAATTTCTATGGAGGTATTCTTATAAAATCTAAGGATTTCGGCAATGTATTGCAGATGATGAAATACAAAGTTGAAGAATTGGAGCTTACCAACGAAGAAATCAAGTGGCAGAAAGTGAATCAGTATACGTATGAAAAATATTGTTCACTGGTTGATTTCATATTTGATTTGCTCGAAAACGACTTAATAAAGATTCGTATATTCTTTAGAAATAATCAATATGTCCCAGTAGGATTAACGAGTGAGCACAAACGCAATGGATTCTCGTTTTTATATTATCAGTTTATAAAACATTCTTTTGGATTGCAATATTCTAATCAGACAAAAGAATACATAACATTGAAATTGTTTATTGACGACATTCCAATGAAAGGACCAGATAAAGCCAAATTTGAAGAATACTTGTATAGACTGAATAATGATTCAGGTTTTAAGGAAGCAAAAATTAAATTACGATATGGAGATATTCAAGAAGTTAATTCAAAAAAACATATACCACTTCAATTAATGGACTTGGTATTAGGCTCTATTTGCTTTAGATTAAACAATAAACATAAAATCAAAGACCCGATAACGAATAAAAGAGGAAATAGAACCAAATTAAAAGAACTTCTTTTTAAGCGTATAAGTAAAAGAATAAGGATATTACGCCCTAATTTCAATATAGGAGAAAGCACAGGTATTTCTTACCCATCTGATAGATGGGACTATCCATATAGCCATTGGAGTTTTAAACCTAGCAACTATAATAGGGATATGAACCAATCTAAAGGTGCAAAAAAAAGATAACCCCCATACATCTACACTAGTGAGCTACGGTCAACGTAGCCTTTCAATGTATCAAGGGCTATCTTCATGGCGCAAAGATAAAATTAAATATTCAAAAACGCAAAATAAAGTAACTATTTAACATTAAGCGGTAATTCCCAACGGTTTTACCGCTTTTTTTATGTTAACAGAATATGGAAGAAGATAAGTTGAACATATTGCTTGAGCAGGCTGATGATGTTCCTCACTGGTATTTCTGCCGTTTACTTGCTGTGATGCGATGGAACGTATAGAGAGGTTCATTTATAGACTGATACCCTTTGTCGTGTTGGCAAGGGTGATATCGTTGTGCCTGTAATTCCCGTTTTTTCTACCCCCAAAAAGATTAAAGAAAGACCAAGGATATTTCCCCTAGTTTTATAAGAGTTCGCATTTGAAAGCCCCTAAATCTTTAGTTTAGCGGTAATTCACTCTATAACCAAATAATAAACCTCTCTATCAGCGTCTGAACAAGTGAATGTCGGCTCATCGAAGAAGTTCATGTTTAAATGTGCTTTAATAAATTTGTCCTTCCCGTCAGAATCCAACAGCATCAATGTTTTGTCTACTGTTTCAAGTTGTTTCTCTGACATATACGACTTCCAATAGTCAGCACGTGATTCATATCCTTCACAAGGTTGGTTTGAATAATATTCAAGTTCTGATACTATATCACCGACCTTCATTTCTTGCACTTCGTTTCCTGAATATCCGAAATAGAACCAATATATTTTCTTCCCTTTCAGTTTCTTGGCTTCTTCAACTGTTAGAACCTTTGCTTCTCCGTTCTCTATTCTATGTATAAATTCGTTCGTTTTCATAAGCTTTATTTTAATTGTCTGCAAAATTATTGTTTATCTCTCTTTAATTCGTTTTATAAAGTATGTTTTAAAGCATACTTTTAGCGTATTCCGCACGTCTGTTTATCTTAGTGCGCAATGCGGTAAGGCGATTCCGTGTAAACTCTTTATTGGTAGCCGTCCTTAATCCCATTGCATTTAGCTTGTCCGCTACTTTGTCAACATCTTGCGGAGTGACTGCATCCCTAAGTAATTCAGCGATAATTCGGTTTGTTGAATTTTCCATCGCTTCTTTCCTTCGCTTTTCTCCGTTTGCTTTTCCACCTTTACTTTGTCCGTTGGAATTGCCGCCCAAGGAAGTACACCAGTTCCCTGCTTTTGAAATGAAGCCGCCTTCCAGCTCGATTTTTTGCTTGCGAACTTCCAATGCGGATTTTGTGCGTTCTTGAATCAGCTCTTTTTCTAACTGGCTGGCAAACGAGAAGGCAAACAAAATCATTTCGTCCATCGCTTTCAGATTGGCACAATTAAGGTCAAGCCCCATTTGAACCACCACAAGGCGGATTTTTCGGGGTTTTAGTTCATCATTGATAAGTTTGTTTAAGTCGCTCATAGAACGCCCCAAACGGGAAATTTCGGCTACTATCAGCATATCTCCAGCCTCCAATAACGGAAGTACATCAGTACCTAATTTCCTTTTCTTGTAGGTAACGCCGCCGGATATTCCTTCCTCTGTTATCACTATGTCTGTCTTTAGCCCGTTTCTGCTTAACCATTCCTTAACGGTTCTATTCTGCTGCTCTAATGTTTGTTTGTCCGTACTTACACGTCCATATTCTATTACTTTCATAATTCAATATCCTTTTTAAGTTAATACAATTCGTTTAATTCATTTTAGAAACCGTTATGTCCGGTCATTTCCTTAGTGCATCCGACAACAAGCCAGATTATTACGCATACAAAAAACATAGTTTGTCCCTCCTTATTTTAGTTATTTGATTATTTTTCTTTAATGCTTTGCCGCTTCAAGCAACGAATAACGGGCGATACTTGCAAAGGCGGTTATAGTGGCGTGCTGCGTTTTCTAAATTATCAAAATAGTACCGCTTGGGCACGCTGCATATACGACCTCTTCTAACTATATATAGCACTCCGACAACATTATATACAACTGTGTACGCCTGTCTTTTCTCATCCCATCCCATCAGGCAGTATTCATGATCTGAAAACCTTGATTCAGATTCTTTTTCCAATTGCTTGTACTCTTTTTCTGTGTAAACCTGTGATTTCATATCTTTATAATTTTAGTTTGTTTCAGTTCCCGGCGGCGGTGTCGCTCCGCTTGTTGTCCCCCACGCCGGGATAGTTGGTTATTTAAACACATGGTCAATAAATACCGTATTAGTTTGCCATTCTCCGCGATATTTGAAAACAAAATATCCGCGTATAGTTGCCGTTTCTTTCATTCCGTTTGCAAAGTCATAGGCTGCTTGCTGGTTCTTGCCAAACTCTTTATTTATTGATCCGCTGTTATTGCTTACCCTATAGTGCAGCTTTGCAGGGGCTTTTGTTCTATCTGTAATAATATTCATACTTTCCGTTTTGTGCAATTGCTTGCGGTTAATAATTCGTTATTAATGTCCTGCATACACCTTGCGCGGTGTAGGCGCGTTGTTTCCTTCCGTGTATTGGTAGCCTGTATTTATTTGCCAATAAGGCGATGAGCCTAAATACTTTGCCATGCGGTTACGATAACGTGCGTATATGCGAAAGTATTCCATAAATCTGCCGCGCTGCCTTACATAGCTGCTTATTCGCTTCCATTGCTTATTTAATTGTTCGGGTGTTTTCGTTCTCATATTCGCTTTGATTTAATTGTAAATAATTCGTTTTTTAATCCTTTTCCGCAATCCCGGCAGCCGTATTACTGCCGGGGTGTCATAAGATGATATGTTGGCAAAAAGCCCCAACGTACGTCTATGCTAACATGTGGCAATATATTTCATTATCTTAACTCTCTAAATGAAACCGTTTCAAAATCACTCTTAATAATTTCTATCTGTACAGGCTTCACAAATCGGTTTAACTCCTTGCGAATATTCTTCATTTGTTCAAATGATACGGTTACAATGTTACCAGCAACTAACAAGTTGCGCAAAATGTTGTCTAATTCTTCTCTCTTCATGATTTAATGTTTTTAAGTTTATAAAACTAGTTCCCGTATATTCATCAAAGACCACGGTTAAGCCGATACGGGATAATTGGTTACTTTTGGTTTTTCCATGTAACGTGTCGTTATTTCGCCGCCGTCACCATCCGCCAATATTATGGAGTATGTTTGTTTCGGCAAACTTGATGGATAGAGGGCGAAACCATTTGCCGCACAATATACTTGCAATTGCTTTAATGCTTCTTTTGATGTCATATCCTTAAAACTTATCTGATTCATCATTTTTATTCATCATTTTTGTTTAAAAATTCGCGTAGCTTATCCCTGTCGGTGCCGGAAATGAATATCACAGCACCGAATAACAAAACCAACAAAACCATATTCAGCTAATTAAATGACCGTCTTTAATCGTCCGTTACCATCCGTAAACCCGTTAAGTATTTCCGCCTCTTTTTCGGCTTCTTCCTTAGTCGGATAGCATTCTATTATACAGTTGTCCAAATTATCTAATATGCCGTAATATCCAAGTGTTAACGGCTTATCCTTGACGGTGTAACGCTTTCCTTTTACTTTCTTCTCATAAAATTCCACTCCCTCAGTAAGCGGGGTATAATGTGATGAAGCGCTAAGCGTGCCCGATTCTATTTTGCAATTAAACTCAATTATACCGGGCAGATCGTTTTTTAAACTGCTTTCCAGGCTTACACCGTCATAAGTTACACTATATTTTCGCTCCTTATCTGTGTACACGTTGAAAACATCGCCCGGCTGCATGTCCTCGCGTACTTTCGCACTGGTTATGATTCCAGCGCCTTCAATGTTATAATAGCGCACGCCGTTAAAGTTGCCCATTTCGGTTAAATGGATATTACCTAACTTCTCCGGTTGTTTCGTTTCTTCCTCTAATTCCGGGATGTATATTTCTTCAGGAAGTGCCGGAAGTTCTTCCACGGCTTCCACCTTTTCGGAAGCCATCAGGTTGCGCACTTCGTCCGCTTTCTTCTTACTGAATATCCATCCGGCACGCTTTTCACCGTTGTAATTTAAAGACGGGTTAAAGCGTCCACCCAGTTCCTTTAATTGCTCTTTGATAGCCTTCGTATCACCAAAAACTGCAATTGCCTTTTCTGAATAGTCCACGACTTCCAGACCTTCAACCGTCACGGCTTCCATTTCTTTGGCTTCCTCAACCTTTTCAGGCTTAATGCTGCTTTTCTTCGCTTTCGGCTCTATAACCTTATATTCGTCGCTTACTTCTATATGGATGTAAAAATTAGTATCAAAATAGTCTTGCATGCCGTCCGAATCATTATAACGGAAAGAACTAGCGTAATTTGATACAGCATTTAGAGCTGCAAACACTTTTGGTGTTAACTCGTCTTTCCATGCCTTTACACTGGACATCGTGGACATATAACCACGTTCCGCGCTTATTGATCCTTCAACGAAAGGAACACAAGGGCCGGATTTTAATTCGATATACATTGAATCAGCGTACATGCTCCATTCAGAACGAACCGAAAATTTAAACTCCGGGAAATTCTTCTTAGCATAAGCCCGAACATTTGCGGCTATTTCTTTAGTTGATAACTTGCTGTCGTAGTTTGAACCAGCCCAACCGTTTGCGGTGTAGAAATTCATTGCTTTCATATCTTTTTCTCCTTATATTATTCTTACATTATTCTTACGCGTACGATATTATTCCTATTATAGGCTTGCCTACGTCTACGTTCGCGTTCGTACGCTATTCGTCCCCTCCTGCATTCTTCTTTAAATCTACGTTCCTCTCTTTCACGCTCTCTTGCTGCCATCACAATAGCAAACACGATCCAGGAAACACCGTATAATAACCCATAAGCCAAAGAATAGAAAGAAGGAAGCAGAAAAGTAGGAATTAACCAACTTGCAATAAATAACAATACCGTTAAAAATGTTTTCATAATGCTATAATGTTTAATTGTTAATAATTCAAACTTACAGCGTGATTAATGGAAGAATATTTGCAAGAATCAAAACAGAGAAGTACCTTTGCTCCGTGTGATAGGAATGAGGTACTTTAGTATTTTGATCCTTTGAGAGCTTTAATATTCCAGTATTAAGGCTCTCTTTTTATTCCAACACTTAATAACACGCTTTTGGATGTCAACGTATATGCTTCGCTTTACGTTTATCCTTGTGAAAAGTAATCGAATATCTGTTAGAACTATGTGATATCCTTTCCTTTTCACAATACAAAGGTGCAAAAAAGTTACCATTATACCAAATATTTACCTACTAAATTTGTAAACAAACATAAAAATATTACATATTAAATAACATACAATTAAAAGCCTAATCAGTGCAATATTAAGCCCTTTTGCTTTCATCTTCACAATGTATCGCCTACACCTATCTTTGCCCTATATTGCCCTATTAAAGCCGTCTGCAACGGCTCAAACGAGCGCTGCAATGCGTTGCAAGATACCCCCGTCCCCTCTATGCCAGTGCAGCCGTAAACATCCGCCCTCTCCCGATTTTTTTAATTTTTTTTTGAATTTTCACGTCTTGCAGTGTTGCAATATTTCATACATGCAACATAATTTATTATGTAAAATAATATTATTCATAATTACATCAATATTCATGTTTTGCGTTGATGCTTTCCTATGCAGATTGCTTTTATTCCCCTTTGTTTATTTAAATAATCAAAGGGAGTGAGGTGTTCGCTGTGCTCACTCTTTCTTTATGTTACTTTCTTTCTATGTATTTTGGATTAGACATTTTTCCTTTATTTATATAGGGTATGTCTAATATGCAATGATGCAGTACTATGCAATACAAAGTACAGATATCAATATTTCAAATATGCTTTTACTTTTAAGATTAAAAACTTAATATTGAAACGGATTTAAATATATCATAGTGATAAATATTAAAGTAAAGCTTTAATATATGAATTTAATTAATTATATTTGCGTGTATTATTATATTATAATATGAGTGACTATAAGTTTTATATGATGCGTTACGGTGAGCTTGGTGCCGTTTGGAAAGACTTGGAAACGGGTTTCCCCGGATTGCGGTATAAAGAATGTACAGGTCTTAATTCGTATGGAGAGCCTACAAATATGTATGCAGAGGATTTTGCCGAAACAAGTAAGGCGGAGGTGTATGTTTCCAGCACACCGGCATACAAGCAGACAACTATAAAACTGACATTGATATTCTTGGAGGATGATACCAAGGGTGATAAGTCTTACCGTGACTTTATGGCTTTCATTACTGGTTCCAAGATTGCCTACCGTGATACAGCGAGGAAGAGAAAGGTTCTGATGTACCTTTCAGGAGCCACAGAGCCTAAAAGCGACACCCTTTACGGGCAGAAATACAAGGAAGTGACGTTTACGTTCAAGAACGTTTACGGACATTCCTTCGGATATGACGAACAATTTCCTAACGAATAAAATTAAATTATGAAGAATCAGACACTTTCTATTGAGCGGATGTTGCATTTGAAAAAGTTGGGTGTTGATACGAGTAAGGCGAGTATGTGCTGGCTAAAAGCAAAAAAAGGATTCTATATGCCAACCCATCCAAGTTGTCTTTTCTTGTCATCCGATGAATGGAGCATAGCTATTGCTTCAATCCTTACTGAAGATAAGAGACGTGGAGTTGAAATGATGCCAGCTTTCACCTTGCAGGACATCATAGAGGTGCTGCCTAAAGAAATGAAGACAAGCACAGATACTTATTGGCTTACAATGTCCCATGATAGCGAAGAATGGTATATATGCTACTCGATGTCAGACGAGTTTGACTACTACAAAGAATTTAAGTCTGATTCATTGCTCGAAGCCGCATATAATATGCTCTGTTGGTGCGCAGAGAACGGATATTTGAAAACGGATAAGGAAGAATAACAATGAATCATTATATACCTATATTATTGCCAATTAGAGGGTTTAATTCAATATACCCATTTGTTTTTTGCTGGGTGTTTTTCACCGTAATAGGAATATTATTGCTTATGCTTGCATATATTAGAAATAAATTCAATTTTAAAGATTGTGAATATTCGGATTTATGGCTTTGGGGATGGATTGTTATTATCTCCACGTCTGTAATATTAGGTATTCCCATTTTAATTGGTTTAATTATATAATTTGTATGATATGTTTTTAGAAGAAGAAACTTTATCAGAAGCATTGTCTTTCGCCAAGCTGAAAGACTTGCCAAAGAAGTTCAATCCCGAACTGGGGCTTACTTGGATATTGGCTATCGCTCTTATCAAAAAGAAGAACCTCATGAATGCCTACGCCATTGTGGAGCAGAGGGCAGACGGACTTATCCAGTACAAGAAGACATTCGGACGGCTTTCTCCTATTGATGGGCTTATTTCCATCCATCCGTATATGTACGTAGATGAAGAAGCGTTGGGAATGGCTATGAAAGCAAACAGACGAACTATCGCCATGCACTATGCTGGCTATGCGGATGAAATCATTGACTCGGACGATGAAAAGTTCAAGGCGTACCAGTTGCAGTACGCTATGGATATGCAGAAGCTGAACATGAACCAAGAGAAACCTAGATTCGGGAAGTCTGTTGTGGAGGAAGCGGAGGAAACGGTTAATCCTGTGATTGAGGAAAAATTAAAAGAGAACGAAACCATTGCTACCATTCAAGATGAGGGAGAGTGTATTATCGAGGTTGAGGATGCCAAGACGGCTTTCAGACCGAAGAGAGGTAGAAATGCTAAGACGGAGGAATAGGTATGGGCGCATTTATAGCAAGACAACCTAACGGGTTACTTTGCCGTTGGAGTAGTGTGGTTGATAATATCACTCATTACAATATGAGCGATGAAGATTATATCGAATATTGTGCCGAGTGTGCGAGAAAGGAAGCAAGGTTAGAATTGAGAAACTCTTGTTTTGTCAGACCGTTCTCTGAGATTCTTGAAAAACGAGATGGAGACTTGGTGCTTCAATGTATTGTAGTAATTGAAAATCAGCAAGATTACACCAAAGAGGAAGTCGTTAAAGCTAAAAATGAAATGAATCGTCTGAAAGCCGAGTTTGATAAGTATGTCAAGGAAATGAGTGAAAGGGTGGAGGAATAAACATGAAAAATACAACAAGAACCTATTTTATCGCCAAATGCGGTAATAAATACCTGTATGAATGGTCTGAACCTCAATTTACATCGTATATGTGGTATGATACTCATACGAAGTTCAGCACAAAAGAGGAATGTTTGAAGGCTGTCAGCTCTACTATGAGACATTCGGATAAGCCAAACGCACCAATAATCATTAAGGAGTTGAGGGAAACGGTGATTACGGAAGTTGTAAACGAAGAAATATTGTAATTATGGAAAAGAACAAGAAACAACAAGGATTTGAGTTCATCATCAAAAAAAGTGATGTGTTGGAGAGAGAAAACTTCGGCTCGTTTGAGATTGTAATCACGAAAGGATATGCCTGTTTTAAGAACTACACAGGATTCCGGGTGTTCACTACTCCATACGCAGTAGGATTGGACGGTGTGGCGCATGAAACATCCCTCTATGCATGGTTGAAGTATATGGTGGACTTCAAGAAATCCATCAAAGGCAAGGAGAATGAAATGTTCGGGGAAACTACTTCCACCAACAAGGAGTTCTTGGACGGTATGAAAGTGCTTACAGAAACCAACCTTGTGAAGCCTATGACCGTGTTTACTGACATAAATGAAGCGCAGAAAGAGGCTGAAAACTACATGAAGTGGATGGAAGGTCAGATGAAAGATTTAAATAAAGCTATGAACACTACGCCGCCCGAAGAAGACTTGAAAGCTAATGCGGAATTTGAACAGAAGGCTATCATGGCAGAAGAAGCGAAAGAGATGTTTGACGATGGAACTGAAACCGAGAAAGGACAGGTATAACCCGGACAATGTATATCACATCTACATAAAGATGGAACGGCATCCCGGTGTGAAATGGGTGTCATTCAAGGACAAGCAGACCGGAGAAGTGACAAAGGGGCTTTTTATTCCCGATGTAGAAACAGGGTGTATTAAGGTGAGAAACGGTAATATGTTTCTTAGCTTTAAGGCGATACCCGTAAAAGGATGCATAAATACCCATGTGATAATACCGAATGTTTCAAAAGGTGTAGATTGTAATTTGGGTAAATGTGGGAAAAAGGAAGTGGATTTCAGAAAGGCTACTATCGGCAGTATGTATGTTATGGGTGAAATACTTAATGAAGACCAAAAGAAAATAATAGAAAAGTATGTCAGAAAAAGAGGATTTCTTAAAATCGGACGTTGTAAAAAAAGTTGAACGCATCGTGTGCGATTGCGTAAATAAAGTATTCTGTAAGGACAAATATTCGCCTATATCTCCATTGTCTTTATACGAAGGGAAGACAAATATACCGTTCGTAAAGAGAATGGCGAGACCGGCTGTGTTTGTGACTGCGCATGACCGATTTGGGGTATCATACAGTGCGCTAGAAAAGCATTCTCATATTCATGCACGTAACATTATACGATCTGTAAAGACTTATAAGAGCATTCCTGATTCAGACAATGCCGTAATGATGATAAAAGAACTTATAGAAGTTGAACTAAAAAAATTTCCAATTTTATGAGTGATTTGCTTGCTTTTAAACGTAATGCCATCATGCTCGGTCTTTGCACTGGGTATAAAAATAAATGGGACGCAGCGACAAGTAAGGAAGCGTTAATGGATATGGCGTTAGATTCAAACGGTGTGGAACTGTTAGCAGATGCTCACAGCTTTGGATTCGGTATGGATATTCAGTATATGAAACGGACGTTTTCTGACTATATTAATGGTAAATGGAAGCGGAACAAGGACGGATATACTTCGTGCCTGTACGTGGACTTTAATGGGCAAATAGAGCAGGATTCCACGCTTACTACGGTGCTTGCTTCAAAGGTTGAGTTCCATGTTCCGAAAGGAAGCGTTTGCAAGCTGTATGTGGGTGCAGAATCTACTGTTAACATTACCGGAGAAGGTATCTGCTATGTGTACTCATACGGTCACAATGAAGTGACCGGCAGGTTTAAGTTAATGAATTGTATACCTAAGTCCGAATGGGCTAAATAAGTAAATAGTATGAAAGTACCAATAGATAATATGACCTTTGCCGAAAGCGAATACCTTAGAGGAAATAAAGTATGGAAAGCCCAGACACTTTATAATTTCGCGAAAGCAAAGGAATACCCTGTACGTGATATGCCATTGTGGAATATAGACCTGACTGTTGAACCGTTTGAGTGCAGCCAGCTTCATAATTTCATCTTTCAATGCAAACGTGTTCTTGATTGTTCTTTAGACTATCCTATTATACTGGATGAAGTAGGACAAATAGCAGACGGATACCATAGATTATGCAAAGCTATCTTGGAAGGTAGAAAAACGATTAAGGCTATCAGGCTGCTGGAAATGCCGGCACCTGATAGAATTGAAAATTAATATTTTATGACCGAAGAAAAACAAATACAAGATAGTATAGAACTACTTGAACAAAATGCTTTGCCAATTCCTGATGATGGCGATATGGTTGAACAAATACCATTGTTCAGTTCGTCCGATATGCAGTCAGTCATTGAGGATGGGAAGAAAAAACCGCCTATCCATAGGTTGTGGGGTGATTTTTGGTGGGAGAACGAGCTTGTTTTCTTGTTCGCTGACAATGGTATTGGTAAGTCTATTCTAGCCACACAGATAGCCTACGATATTGCCAAAGGGAAGAGCGAATGTTCAGAAGTGGAGATGCCACCGCAAGCCGTGTTGTACTTCGATTTTGAGCTTTCGGACAGGCAGCTTGCAAGACGGTATAAAAATGCCAAGTTCCCTAAAAATCTTGTAAGATGCACCATATCGGAAGAAGTGGATAGCGAAGAGTTCAGCATGAACGTAATTGACGGTATCAGGAGCAAGCTGCTTGACACGGGAGCAAAAGTAATGATACTCGACAACCTTTCCTATCTTTCCACGCAGACGGCAGAAGCGGAGTATGCCGGGGTAATCATGGACGGACTTACAAGATTGAAACGTGAGTTGAATATAAGTATCATGGTGATAGCACATACCCCGAAGATTGAAGAATGGAAACCATTGTCGAAAACGAATATGGCAGGAAGCAAGATATTGTCTAACTTTGCAGACGGAGTATTTGCCATAGGACGTACAAGGAATGGAGGACGTTATCTAAAACTACTAAAAACTCGCATGGTGAGTGAACCGGATGAGAAGTCGCTCCTGCCCTACTTCAATATTATTTCGGAGCCTTACCTTCATTTTGGAAAAGTTGGTGATGAAACGGAAAAGAAATTACTTATGGGGAAACCTGCAAAAGATTTTTTCACTTCTATTTGGGATAGAGATACGACATCCCCTATTCCTCTGAATGAGCTGGTCAAACTAATTATATCTAAGGATAATTCTAAGAATACTATAAAGGCTAAAGACGGAAATGCTCGAAAACGTATTGACCGTGCTATAAAATACGGCTCTTTAAGGAAAGATGAGTTAAAGAATGTTTTTCTGAAAACAGAAGATTGATTGTCAATTATCCACAAACTGTAATTTAAAACAAGTTAAAGAGCGCTGGAAAAGCCATAAGATTGGGTTACAAGGATCAAAATATTGTGGCTTTTCCAGTAGTTATAATGGTTCGCATTTGAACCCATAAATACTTAGTTTAAAAGTAGTTAACGTTTACAATTCATTTCTTTTTAAGTATTTCAACACATTCCTTTACTCCATCATCGAAACCTTGTTTATAGCCTCTAGTATATTCCCCTATATTATATACCGTCATTGACAGAAAAAATAGAAGGATACCTAAAGCCTTATGCCAACCAGGAAGCGAGATGGAAAACGGCTTAAATGTAATTGTGAGATCGCCAACCCATAATAGGGCGATAATACATATTATTGTAAATATAATTGTTTTCATAATCATATAAGTTTTAATGCTTCCTGTAATCCTGCTTCCAGTGCTTCCTCGTAGGTATTATAACGGATAATAGGCCTGTCAGACAATCCTATCAAGTCATGTCTCGGAATTGTCAGTATATCATACGTCCAATAGTTTTCATACATATAGGATATTTCGATATGCAGGTTCTTGGTTTCACGCAGCCACTTTTGTGCAACGGATTGAGTGGGACGACTATAACACAATTTTGGCAAATTCTTATTCGTTCGGAACACAGATTGCATTATCCGATTATCGTCTTCTTTAATAATATCTTTGCAATACTCATTAAATCCTTTCTCTTTCAGCAGCTTCGCTGTTTCTAATGTTACAAATTCTTCCTGTATCATACACTAAAATATTTCCGGTTCTTCTTTGTATGGAGATTTAACTTCGATAGTCGTGTTTACGGTAACTCTATCTTCGTAATATCCGCTTGCGCTAATCAAAAAAATTCCGTTTTCAAATCTAACATTCGTGATATCGCTATAGCATCCGTCTTTGACTATCATTACCTCTCTATTTATATCTTGCGCAGTAAGCAACAAATGCGCTAAATCCCGTATTGTCATTTTATTTAATTTTTAATCTTATTATGTTAAATCATTCATTGTTATTCTCCTTTACACTCTTCACAATGTAATTTAGGCATAGGCAAACATCTTTAATGTAACAGGGTCAAAATGAAAATCTGCTTGTTTATCTTCTATGACAACTGAAACACATAATTGACCGTTGCAAAAGTCAATATATGCCTCACCACCTCCATCCCCTCTAATGGAAAAGGTTTGTGTCTGTACGCTATCCATGATTCTCCTCCTTTAGCCTTTTAATTAGGGCATCAGCGCAATTAAGCGAATATTTAGCGACTGCCTCAGAATTAATACCATTATCGTTTGCTATAACAACTTTAATAATGTCTTTTGCCAATTCGTACCTACGTTGTTCCCAATCAATGTTTTCACTAAAGAAATTAAGTTCTGACACCTTGATATACATGTTTCCCACCAATGCAGTACCATCATCATATAAATCCTTAATCTCTACAATTTCTCCAGTTGCTTTTATTGTTGCTTTCATAATTTATTTCTCTTTAAGATTTACCTCAATTGAAGGCATTAATGTACATCTTTACACATACATTTTAGAACGTTAATTCGTTCAGGGCGATACCAACGCCCACTATCAGTTATCATGAAAGAATCACCGAATACTTTATAATGGTGTTCATTTGTTTATTAATGCCTTACTCATAATAATTATCCAATAAGTTTACGCCCTTGTTTATTCCTCCTCCGTTATTATACATCCTAATAACACACCTAGATATTTCATTCCAAGTTCGGAAACATGGTACACAATTTGTTTTTCTATATCTAACAATCTTCTATTTGCGTAACCAATAAACACCAACTCTTCCCAATCATCATCAGGATGATTAACAATATACCAGTTACGATAAACCTTGTATCTATTTCTTTTTATTTTACCACGCTCAAACCCTATAGCGTGTTCCATTTTTTCTATCTGTCTTAATGATAATTTTACATCATCCATAACACTAATGTATTAATTCGGACAATACCTTCTTTACAAGTTCATAGCGTGGTAATGCCAATATTTTATCATCATAATGATTGTCATAAACATACTGATTCAAGTTGTCAATAAACCCATCACCGTCAAGACCTTCATCACAATCATCAAACATGTTAAGTTCACAGGCTAATTGGGTGCAATCACAGTGACTCACCCAATCATAAACACGATCATCACAAACATTGGTCTGTCTGTTATATTTTTCTCCAATGTGTATTACTTCACCGCAAAATTCACATCTATGCTCTTTGCGAGCGATAGGAGTTTTATTTCTTAATACTTTTATCATTTTAATTCATTAATTAAAGCATCAGCACAAGCAATTGCAAACCGAGCAATGCTTATAGGTATTGTATGTTTCTCTCCTTTCTTGTAATCTGCTTCCGAACAAGCGTAACCAACTACTGTATTGTCACTTAAAATCCCTTGCATTGCGGATTTAGCCAGTTCGTATCTACGCTGTTCCCAGTCGATAGCTGAAAAATCAAGTTCGCATTCCTTGAATACCATGTTATCACATACATATAAATAATCTCTGCTATGTTGAGAGTTGATGTTTAATTGGGGAGTTACATCCACCAAAACCCCTGTTGATTTTACTCTTGCTTTCATATTTAACATTCTGATTTAATAATAGTACCAAATGAACGATACCTACGCCAAACCATATTTCCACGTTGAATACTAGTAATCCAATCACAAGCCTTAAAAACTTGTCCTACATTATATAGGAATGGTCTTTTTTGAATTTTTCTTTTTATTCTTGCTTTCATCATTTCTTAGT